CCCTATCTCTATCCCCCCTATTATCCCCCCGTTCCTCCTCCTTCTCCTGAGAGAATGTGAGTGTTTTGGAGGAGAAGAAGGCTTCTACCGGTAGATTCCCGGTAGAAGTACAGGAAGGACGTGATATTTTGACCCGTGAGGACACGGACAAGCTGTTCAGGCTGTTGGCGTTTTACCGCCCCAACGACCCGCACCTCAAGGACAACGCTTTGCGGGCTGTGTGGGCGCTGACGCTGGCCCCTTACTCGGTGGACGACGTGCGGGAGGCGGTAGTGAGCTACTTCCGGACGCAAAAATACTGGCCTGACCCGACCGATATCTCCTCCCGCTGCCCGCAGCCGGAGAGGCCGAAAACACAAAGTCTGCCGACTCCAACTGCCCGTTACATAGATCCTGCGGTGGAAGCCCTTCGGGAGCGGTGGCAGGAGCTGCGCCGTCAGTGTAGAGCGGCCGGGGTTCCAGGCACTTGGGAAGATGCAAAAAAGGCAGGGCTGACCTGGGAGGCCTGGATGGACATTCTCGACGAAAGGGGCCTTGCCCTGTGAATAAATACGGCAACAAGAAGGCGGTGCGAAATGGCATCACTTTCGATAGTCAGAAAGAGGCCGCACGGTATGACCAGCTCATGCTTCGGCTTTGTGCCGGAGAGATTCGGGATCTGAAGCTCCAGCCGGAGTTCACACTCCAGGAGGCGTTCACGACACCGCTGGGCGAGCGTGTTCGGGCCATCAAGTACCGGGCCGACTTTTCATATGAGCGGCCTACAGAGCCGGATTGCACGGGCGCCGTCCACTGGCTGCCTGTGGTGGAAGATGTGAAGGGCTTCCGAACCAAGGAATATGAGCTAAAGAAAAAGCTCATGGCCGGGCGCGGAATCCATGTGGTGGAGGTGTAGGGCATGGACAAGCACTGTGCTAACTGCATCTACAGGTGCTATATCACCGCCGGGCTGTACTGCTGCGACTACATAGGCTGTACCGGGCATGCACGCTCTTTGATCTGCCCGCCGGGCGCACGCTGCACAGAGAAAAAGACAGTTCAACGCACCCCGCCGAATCCAAACGGGAGGCCAAAGGCTGTATTTGACGAGGCAACATGTATGCAACTGTACCAGAAGGGCATGAGCGATATCAAGATTGGGAAGCACTTTGGCTTATCAAAAAATCCAATCGCCGCATGGAGGGCTCGGAATAACCTGCCATCAAACAGTAGGTCTCCGCAAGCCAGGATGGCATTTCTCAATGGCCGCTGATAAAGGAGGAACCGAACGATGGACGATAAGACGCGCGCCCTGTTGGGCGATAGAGAGGCGGCCAAGCGGCTGACGGATGCGGGGGTGGTGCTGATGCAGGGAGATTGCCTGGAACTACTGCAAGACATCCCGGACGGTAGCGTGGATATGGTGCTGACTGACCCTCCGTATTCCAGCGGCGGAATGTATCGCTCTGATAGAGCGAACGGATCAAGTAAAAAATATCAAAGCACAGACACAAAAGATATCAAGCCTGATTTTGCGGGGGATAATCGAGACCAACGCAGTTTTACGCTTTGGGAAACATTTTGGGTTTCTGCTGCGAAAAAAAAGATGCGCCCAGGCGGCATCGCAGTCATCTTTACCGATTGGAGGCAGTTGGCAGCGACTATTGACGCCGTGCAGTGCGGCGGGCTTGTGTACCGGGGGGTTATTCCATGGATTAAAACCGCAGCGAGACCACAAAAAGGGCGGTTTACGCAAAACGCCGAATATTGTGTTTGGGCATCAAATGGACATATTCCAAATGAGGGTGGAAACTACAAAGGATATTTTGTTTGTAATCCGAAAGCAACATCTAGACGGATACACGCGACTGAAAAACCTATCGAGTTGTTGGAGCATTTAATGGCTATTGCTCCTGATGGCGGAACCGTTATGGATATGTTTATGGGAAGTGGATCCACCGGCGTTGCCTGTGTCAACACGGGGCGGAAGTTTATTGGCATAGAATTAGACCCCGGATATTTTGAGGCGGCGAAACAGCGAATTGAGGAGGCACAGGCGCAAGCCCGCCTGGCCTGGAACACCCGCGCGCCGATTCTGAGCGCGGAGGAATTGCAGAGATTGGAGGCCCAGCCGTGACGCGGGAAGAAGCGATTGACATTTTGGCGGAAAGCAAGCGACAGAATGAGGTTATGAGAGATAACCCAAGCACGTTTTTGGTGTCACACCAAATGGCTGATGGAGTTAAAAATGCAGAAAGACGAATTGCAGCTCTTAACCTCGCCCTTTCCGCCCTCCGCCCCGTCAGCCGTGAGCAGGTGGAGCGGGTGCGGGGAGAATGGATAAACACCAACAAAGAGGTGGAGCAAATGTGTAAATGCTCAAAGTGTGGGTATCCAATAAGCTATTTTTGGAGTAGAACACCATTTTGTCCTAACTGCGGCGCTCCCATGACGGACGAGGCCGTGGACATGGTGCTGAAGAGATAGGAGGTGCCGAAAGATGACCAGACCTGAATTTATTGCCCTGATTGGTCAGGATATCGTGGTAGATTATCCATTTGGTCGAGAACTCCAGCGGTGGAGCATGAAAAACTTTTATATCGACGGAAATGGCGAAGTCAAACATAATCGTCTCACGCTTATTATGGATGCTTTTATTGCCAACGCAAGAAATCCCCACAAAGGGAAGCCCACGCATGGTTAAGGAGGCGCTGAACGATGGTAAGGGCGATTAAACCTTGCCCGTATTGTGGAGGAGAGACCAAAGTCAGACGGGTTGGACGGTGGAGACTGCGATTCTCCGTTTTTTGCTCCCGCTGCGATAAATCAACTATACCTGGTTCGGCCTGGAAGCTCACAAAACTTGGAGCGATAAAAGAGTGGGACAGTAGGTGGTTGCCCTACGGGAAGGAGAAAACGGATGGGATGGATACGTAGAGAAACAGAAAAGGGTACAACTCAATATATCTGCCCGAATTGCCACGATTATCATGAGTTCCGAGAGGACTTCGGGGAGCAAACGTTCAGCGAAAATTTTATTTTCTGCCGCCGCTGCGGAGCAAGAAACGGAACAGGCACTGCGCCCACCCTCACCCCGCCGAACGAGTGGGTGAATCGAGTGAGAGAGCTTGACGAGCTGTACACAAAGCTCCAGATCGTAACAGGTTTTACAGCGGAGCAACTACTGGAAATTTTTGCTGCTGGGTATACGCTGGAAAAACCAGACTACTCAAAGAAATTTGCGGAAATGGAAAATCTGGCGGAAGCTGCCCAGCCGAACGAGCCGCTGACGATGGAGGAGCTGCGGGAGTCACCGCACGGGAAAATCAAGAATAGCACTTTGCAAAGTATCTGCAACAGGGCAAATGAAATTGCCAGCCGCCCGCCGGAGGTATCGCCATGAGACACCAATACACCCGCGCAGAGCTGGAATCCATCACCCAGGAGACCGCAATCTACATTGAGGGAACAGGGATAGCCCAGCTCCAATGGGGCGGCCTGGAGATTGCAGAAGGGTGCAGGGATGGATATCTGTACTGCAAGCACATCAAGCCGTTTGCAATGGAGCTGTATAATAGATACTGGACGGCCTTTGATGGGCCGCCGGAGGAGGGGTGAGCATGGATAGACTGACATACTGGTGTGACAATTGGCATGGTGGTGGAAAATGGTTTGTAGCTATCGATGCCGAAGGAAGAGAAGATTACGGTCCGCACGTTGACCGCCTCGCAGCCTATGAGGAGACTGGCTTGGAGCCAGGAGAAATTGAACAACTTAAGGGTGAGGTTTTCGGCCTAAGATTGGACAAGCAAGAGTTAGAGCAATATCGTGCTCTCGGCCCCATTGACCGCCTCCGCGAACTCAAGCAGGCCGACGATGAAGGGCGGTGCGTGGTGCTGCCATTCAAGCCTCCGAGATGGGTGTATATGTGCAGTGCGCGCTTCCCCAAACCGGCAAAAGCCCATTATGCAAGCGCCATCAATGTTTTACAGGATATGGACAGCGGGTGTGTATTTGGGGATACCCCAAAGGAAGCCGAGGACGCACTGCGGAGGGAGCAGGAAAAGGAGAAGGAGGACGAGCATGAAACTAGTTGATGCGGATAAAGCCAGAGAGTGCTTTGGTGGTGATGGGGTGACTGGAGCTGTCATGCAGCGGATGTTTGATAGCCTGCCCACCATCGACGCCGTGCCTGTGGTCAGGTGCCGGGATTGTAAGTGGTTCAATCACTATACCATGGAATGTGAGAGTGATGATGTTGCAACAGACCATGAGGGCGGAGCGTCGTTTAGCATTAACTTTGGCCCGGATGATTTCTGCTCCTACGGCCAGCGAAAGGAGGCCGACCATGGCTAATCTGATGTTTGCTGATGCAGAGTGCCCTAACTGCGGCAGAAACTGCGGAAATGGAGGACGCGGAGATATCTTCTACTGCCCCTCCTGTGGCTGGAAGGGAAAAATCAAGGGTGCCGAAAATGACATGAAGTTTATCGAGGAATATATTCGGTTTTGCATCGAACGTGACAAGGAGGCCAACCTAGACGAAGCCATCGAAAAGTACCTGAAAATCAAGGAGGAGGACAACAAGTGAATAAACCAAGAATTGCGCAGGTGCTGGGTGTTGAGGTAGGCGAAGAATTTACATACGATTTCGGCGCAAATCAGGTAAATAGAGGCGCCTTCAAGATTGGAGCAGACGGGAAGCGATATTATAAGACGGGAGATCTCTGGAACCCTTGCTACAATGAGGATGATTTGGCTGTAATTATCAACCACCCCGACCGCATCATCCGAAAGCCCCGCTGGACGCAGCAGGAGGTGGAACTTGCAAAAGCGGCGAAAAAACTGTTCCCCGAAGCTAGCGATCTGGCTCGAATGAATGCTTGTGCGCTTGCCCTGAGCAACGACCATGGCGGGCATATTGCAAACATCAACAGTGACTTGTTCCCATCTCTGCCCCTCGGCCTGTGCGTTAAGCTGGACGAAATCATCGGAGGTGCGAAATGAACGCTGTATTAGCCAACGTCAGGCAACTGGTGGACGTTGAGCTGGCTGCCGCCAATGAGCGGTTTCCGCAGTTCCACAGCCAGCATGAGGGGTGGGCGGTGCTAAAAGAAGAAGCAGAAGAGGCCGAAGAAGAGGTAAGCAAGATGAAACTACTCTTGGAGTGTGCTTGGGGAAATATCACAAGTGACCTTCCGGCCAATGAAGATATTAGATGCTTAAAACAAAACGCCATCAACGCAGCCTGCGAGGCCATTCAGGCTGCGGCCATGTGCCAGAAGTTTTTGGATATGGAGGGCTCCATCCACGACGGGGAGGGCGGACAGTGAAGGCGCTCGAAATGGCATTTGCCTGTTTATCATACATGGCATTTCTGGCATTTGTCCTTCTGTTTTGCTGCCGCTTCGGTATGTGGTGGGCGTTTCTTTGGATGTGGTTTTTCCCGACTATGAGATATAAAAGTGATGGGGAGGGCGGACAGCATGAGCAGTAAAATCCTTTTCCCGACTTTCAATGTCTCTCTCGGTCAGGCCATAAATATTGTAAAAACAGGGCTGACCGATAAAAGCATCCCTTTCAAAACACGGGTACTTGCCATTGACCATGTGGCCCACATGGAGACGCACAACAGCATCACCAAGGAGGAGTTAGTGGCGGCATTGCGGTGGCTATTTGACCACTACGACTTCGAGGAGGATTGACGGCATGAGTAAGTGGATCAGTGTCAAGGAGAGATTGCCGGAGGAAAAGCAGAGAGTTATCGTGCGTTGTGAGCGCATTGGAACATCTGTAGGTTGGATTTTGTGGGGTGAATGGATGACGGATATTGGGCCCCGTGCGGGTAAAATCACCCACTGGATACCCCTCCCTGAACCGCCGAAGGAGAGATAGCCCTTGAACAAGTTCCCGGAGAAATTGATAAAGTTAAGGGAAGAAAAAGAGCCGGGGAAAAGAGTTGATATTGTGTCGCAGTTGATGGGTTTGGGGCCCAACACATTGAGAGGATACGAGAGGGGAGAGCATGAGCCAACGATATCAAATCTTTTGATAATTGCAAAATATTACAATGTGAGCTTGGGATATTTTGATTAAGGCTAACCTTTCATTATATTGTTAAAAATATTCTGTTTTTACAACATGTGGTGAGCACAAAATAATAACTATGCGAAAATAGGAGCGTGGGGGCGTATGCCTTCGCGCTCCCACTTTTGTTCACACCCCTTCCTCCTTCACATGGCGGGGGTAGCGGCGGTGCAGCCGCTGCCCCTACTGTCCGCCATATGCCGCTCCTCGCCACCTGAGGCGGGCGGTGGCACCAATGAGAGGAAACGCATGGCGGGATATTCCCCCGCCGCCTCTCCAATCAAATCGAAAGGAGACCTCTCACATGAACGAAATGAAGCTCTTTGAAAACCCTGAATTTGGGGCGATCCGGACGGTTGAAGTAGGCGGAGAGCCCTGGCTGGTGGGTAAAGACGTGGCTCAGGCGCTGGGGTACAGCGACACGTCCGACGCACTAAAGAGGCATGTTGACCCGGAGGATAAGCTGACCCGGCGTTTCGCCGACTCAGGTCAGAGCCGAGAAATGTATATCATCAACGAGAGCGGCCTGTACTCTCTGGTGCTGTCCAGTAAACTACCGGGGGCAAAGAAGTTCAAGCGCTGGGTGACGAGTGAGGTATTACCCAGCATTCGCAAGCACGGGGCTTACATGACCTCGGACACGATCGACAAGATGATAAACTCTCCGGAGTTTGGCATCAAACTGCTTACTGCGCTGAGAGACGAACAGGATAAGAGAAAGGCGCTGGAGACAGAGCTGGATAGGAGCAAGGAATGGTATTCCATCAAACGAGTAGCACATCTGAATGGAGTATCATATAAGGTTTTTGACTGGCGGAAGCTCAAACTCGAAAGCCAACGACAGGGATATGGAGTTAAAAAGATTTTCGATGCCAATTATGGCGAAGTCAATACTTACCACGTGAACGTGTGGGAAAAAGTTTACCCCAATATGGAACTATAAGAATAGTTGACAGGAAGGTGGTGTTATGGCTGCACGGCTGACAGATCGCCAGAAAAAGAAAATAGTGGCTGATTATCTGGAAACCGAGAGTTATAACGCCACGGCAAAGATGAATGGTGTATCAAAGGACACGGTAAAACGCATTGTGCTGAATTGCGAAGGATTCTTCCAAAAAGCGCAACAAAAAAAGAAACAGAATACATTGGATATGCTTGCCTTTATGGATTCCCGTAAAGAGAAGATGCAAGAGGCAATAGACCTTCATCTTAATGCACTGACGGACCCTGAAAAGATAGACGATGCTGGTTTGTCTCAAATTGCGACTTCCTTCGGGATCATCGTTGATAAAGCCACAAAGAACACGGCAAGCGGAAACGACAGCTTAAACAAATTGGATGGGCTGTTAAAGGAGTTCAAAGATGCTGTTAAGTCCGAAACAACATGAATTTGTTCTGAACGCCAATAGGCGGTGGAATTTCAAAGGTGGCGCAACCAGAAGCGGAAAGACTTATCTTGATTTTCGGTGGATGATTCCAATTCGCATCCGAGATCGCGTCGGGAAAGATGGGCTGACAGTTATTCTTGGGGTTACAAAATCAACGATTGAACGAAATGTGTTGGAGCCGATGCGGAACCTATATGGAGACACGCTGGTTGGCTCAATTTCCAGTGATAACACAGCATGGTTATTTGGAGAGAAATGCTATTGCCTGGGAGCTGAGAAGGTTTCCCAAGTATCAAAAATTCGTGGCGCATCCATCAAATACTGCTATGGGGATGAGGTGGCCGACTGGAGCGAAGAGGTATTTGAACTTCTGAAAAGCCGCCTAGATAAAGAGTATTCTTGCTTTGATGGTACCTTCAATCCGCAATATCCCGGACACTGGCTGAAACAGTTTCTTGATAGTGATGCGGATATATTCAGCCAGACATATACCATTGATGATAACCCGTTTTTGCCAAGAAAATTTGTTGACGATTTAAAAAGAGAGTACGCCGGAACGGTATTTTATGATCGGTACATATTAGGAGAATGGGCGCTGGCAGAGGGACTTGTCTACCCTATGTTCAGCATGGACAAGCATGTTATTCGCGGAAACCCTGATGGACCTGGATTATATTATATCGCTATCGACTACGGCACAATGAATCCAACGGCGATGGGGCTGTGGCGCGTTTATCGCGGGGAGGCTGTCATGCTGAAGGAGTATTATTACGATGGTCGGGCGAAGAAAAAACAAAAGACCGATGAAGAATATTATCAGGACCTGGAGAATTTTGCGGATGGGAAGAAGATCGAACGTGTGATCATTGACCCTTCTGCGGCAAGTTTCAAGGAGTGTATACATCGGCATGGGAAATTTGCTGTGTGGGATGCGGACAATTCTGTTTTGGATGGAATCCGGCTGACGGCAACTTTACTGCAAACCGGACGGATCAAGTTTCACGAGAGCTGCGAGAATACGTTCCAGGAATTTCAATCCTACATGTGGGATGGAGATGCCGGGGAAGACAAAGTTATTAAAGAGTCAGATCACTCAATGGACCAGATGCGCTATTTTTGTAACACCATTATGTGGAGAGAGATTGCATGAGTGTTTTTGTCGGCTGGTTGGGCCGCTTGAAAAACTTCATATTTCCGCAGGCGGTGACTCAGCGGGAATTTGGCGTTAAGCCTGCCACGGGACAGACAATGGAGCGGAACATCAACCTGTGGTTTGCTATGTATGTCAACCGACCGCCCTGGGCGGTTCCTCCTGTGGTTCCGATGGGCCTGCCAGCAGCGATCTGTAGAGAGATTGCCCGCCCGACGCTGGCGGAACTCACAGTAAGTATTGCGGGCAGTGCCAGGGCGGACTATCACAACGAGCAGTTTCAAGCAGCGCAAGAAAGGTTCCTACAGCAGCTTGAGCTTGGGCTTGCAACAGGTGGTATTGCGCTGAAACCGTATGTTTATGGGAACCGTATTTTGGTGGACGGAACTAGCGCGGCAGCGTTTCAGCCCACAAAATTTGATGCTTCTGGTACCTGTGTTGGAGGCGTGTTCCGTGAAAAAGCACAAGCCAATGATAAATACTATGTCCGGCTGGAATACCACAACTTAGAGGGTACTACATATACCATCCAGAACAAAGCATACCGCAGCGACAGCAGCGGTTCCGTGGGACCTGCAGCCGCTTTGAATGAGGTTCCGGATTGGGCGGATATCCCGCCAGAAGTCAAGATAGAAAACCTGGAAGGACCGCTCTTTGCCTATTTTAAGCCCCCGCAGTCAAACAATGTGGACACCGACGATAAAACCGGTGTGTCCGTATATGGAGGGGCCGCTGTAGACCTCATCCAAAGAGCGGACGAGCAGTGGGATTTGATCCGGTGGGAGTACAAGAGCGGCCAGAGAAAGATATTTATGGACGCTACAGAAACAGTAGCAAGGGACTTCGACAAACGCTTGTTTGAGATTGCTCCGTTCTCCAAGGACGGCAAGTTTTTTGAACAGTTTGAACCCTCTTTTCGGGACGAACCGCTTTATCGAGGGCTACAAAATATTCTGAAACAAATTGAGTTCCAGGTTGGCCTCTCTTATGGCACGCTGTCAGACCCACAAAGTGTTGAAAAGACGGCGACAGAGATTCGCAACAGCAAACAGCGGATGTTTATCACTATCGATAGCATTCAAAAAGCGTTACAGCATACCTTTGACAGCCTGATCTATGCCATGGACGTGTATGCTACACTGTACAATCTGGCGCCTGCTGGAGGCTATGAAGTCACCTATTCTTGGGGAGACAGCGTTCTTGATGACGCTGACGCAAAGGAAAAGGAGCGGGCTAACGACCGGCAGGATGTTTCCATGGGCGTGATGAATGATTGGGAATACCGGGCAAAATGGTATGGAGAGGACGAGGCCACAGCCAAGAAAATGCTGCCGAAAATGGAGGACATGACGAACGAAGGAGAGAATGAGATTGAATGAGATACCCGTTTTCTCCAGAAGTTTTGGATGCGCTTCCGGAAGAATTAGCGGAGTTGTTCCGAAGCCTGGAAGAGACGCTCCTTGATGAAATATGCTCTCGTCTGAAACTGGCCGGAGAACTGAATGAGGTCACGGTGCAGGATATCCGGGCTCTGCGGTCACATGGAATTGGCCTAAAAGAGATAGAGAGGGCCATCCAGCGAACGGCCAATATCAGCGAGCAACGGCTCAATAGACTGCTGGAGGACGTGGTGGAACGTAACCAGCGGTATTACAAAGAGGTCATAGACCTTGCGGGGATGACGGCTCCTGAGACATTGGTAAGCGCTATGGATATTGCCGCGATTACGGCGCAGGCACAAAGAGAGGTCAGCAACCTGACCCGATCCATGGGCTTTCTGGTGGACAGTGGGCGGACGATGCTGGCACCAGCCCGTGCTTATCAATGGGCGCTGGATAACGCGGAGATGCAGGTTATGAGCGGAGCAGTCAGCTATAACCAAGCTATTAGAAATACTGTTAAGCAGCTTGCAGACAGCGGCATCAAGATCGTGGCTTATGAGGGCGGACACCGGGACCAAATCGACGTAGCAGCCCGCCGAGCAGTGATGACGGGCGTCTCCCAGCTCTGTGCCAAATACACGGAGCAGAGTGCGGAATACTTAGAAACGCCATATTTTGAAGTATCGGCCCACATCGGGGCACGAGATCAAGGTACTGGATGGCAGAACCATAAAGCGTGGCAGGGCCGGGTGTATTCTGTTAGAACCGGAGACAAATACCCAAGTATCTATGAAGTATGCGGACTTGGCTATGTGGATGGTTTAGAGGGAGCCAACTGCCGTCATATCAGGACCGCTTTTGTAGACGGCGTGATGGAGCGGACGTATACCGACAAAGAACTGGAACACATTGACGACGGGCATGATGTGGAGTTTGAGGGCAAACGTTATACAGCTTATGAAGCTACACAAAAGCAACGCCAGATCGAGCGGACCATCCGAAAGCTGAAGCGGGAACAGACTGCATATAAGGCGGCAGGGCTTGAAGAGGACGCCCAGACGGTGACAGCCCGCATCCGGCGTCTGAACAAGGAATACAGAGATTTTAGCGAAGCTGCGGGTTTGCCATTGCAGCGGGAAAGGATGCAGGTTACCTATACGGATATTGAATCCGAACAAACCGCCTCGGCACTCAAAGTGCAGCGTGATGCAGAAGCGCCAATCAGGCAGGCGATCCGCAACGGTGAATATCCATTAGAGATCAATCCGGAGAAACAGGCGCGGCATATGGCCGGCACTGCTACACCGGGCAGAAGCGTGATAACGGTTTCTGTGGAGGAGTTGCAAGCGATCATAAACGCGAAGGCAGGTAGCGGAAAAATCAATCTTACAGATGATTTTACAAAGTGGAAAAACACAGAAATTATTGATGCCGGAAAAGAAATTGGCTATACAGTTAACAGAAACGGTGATATAATAATTGCAAGAAGTATCAAAATCCATTACAGCAAAAGCGGTACGCATGGTGTTCCGTTTTCAGGGGGGTGGAAAAAATGATAATTAACGATCCCACGATTTACTTTGGGAAGAAAATTAAAGTTTTTTCCACAAGTGGACGTGTAACGACCGGGGAACTCTATGGGTATGACTACGATTTTGATGATGATGGAAATGAATTTCTGGAGTTCGATGTGGAGAATGAACACGGCTTGTTGATTGGATTTACGGAGGACGAGATTGAGCGCATCGAGATTATTGGATGAAAAAACAAACAAAGAAACTATTAAAGCGTGGGCCATAATTGGGGCCATTCTTGACCGCGGGAATGACGCGATTATTCGAAAAAAAGAAAGTGGATTTCTCATCATCGAGGAAAAGAAAAAAACAGTATATCGCTCCCCCGACCGATAGGGGCCGGGGAAGGACCGTTGGGGTCAACTACCGAGGATTTCTCGGTGGTTGACCCTTTTTCTTTTGACCGACCCGAAGTCGCTAAACTACGGGAGATTCAATTAAATTTGGCTATCCGCAAGCCTAAAAGTGCGGGGCGGTTGGTCACGGCAACGACCTAAAAAGCCTAGCCGCAAAGGAGAACGCATGAAAACAGAAGAACTGCTTGAAATTGGACTGACAGAGGAACAAGCGACAAAGGTTTTGGCGATCAACGGGAAAGACATTGAACGATACAAAAAGGCGGCAGATACAGCAAAGGCGGACCTTGAAGCGTCTCAGGAACAACTTTCACAGAGAGATGCGGATATTGAGAAGTTAAAAAAATCTGCCGGTGATGTGGATGGCATCAAGCAACAGTTGGCTGACCTGCAGACCAAGTACACCACGGAGACAGAGCAGTATCAGAAGCAGATTGCAGATCGTGACTATGCAGATGCTGTCAATCATGCGATTGCCGACAAGGGTGTAAAGTTCAGCTCTAAAGCCGCGGAAAAGGCGTTCGTTGCGGACCTTACCGCCAACCGCCTGACGCTCAAAAACGGGGCTCTGGAAGGGTTTGAAGATTACCTGAAGGCGCAGCAAGATAGCGACCCAGCTGCGTTCCAGGGGGACAAGCCTGCCCCGTCGTTTGCAAAGCCTGTTGGCCCTGGCGGGCCTCCTGCTCACGAGAGCAAAGGAGCCATGTACGCCAAGCAGTTCAATCAAATGTACGCAACCCAAAATACTACGAAGGAGTGAAACGAATGTCTCATTTTTACAGAGTGAATGGCACTTTTCGGCCGAACTTCCTGGAAAGCGAGGTTGGGCTTGTCCTGAAAACCTATCAGATTCCAGCTTCTATGGGCGTGGCGGATGAGTATGGAAACAAAATCGTTGCCGCCGGAACTGTGTTCCCGTCCAATGATGGGAGCGCCGCGGGTATCGTTTTTGACGATGTGGATGTCACCCACGGCGACCACGAAGGGAGCGTCATGCTGGCTGGCCGTGTTCTGAAAGAACGCCTGAATATCCAGAGCGCCGCCGAGACACCGCTGAAAGCGGCTGGGATTGTGTTTGTGGATGCGCCCGAAGTTACCAGGGGATATTGCCTGACCTATGAAAAGGACGATGGTACAGGCACGCCTCCGGTTGATACCCATGAATACCAGGAGGGCAGTTATGCCCCTGTATCAACCGATTATCCGCTGACTAAAGCGAGCAATACACAAACCGGATGGGCGCTCTCCAGCGGCGGGCCTGCGGTTACATCGGTCAAGATGACCAAGGATGCAAAACTCTATCCCGTCTGGACTTCCGCAGGCGTCTAACAAGGAGGATTGACAAATGGCTGATATTTTAACTTTGATTTCCGATGCTGAAAGACTGGATTTCTCTCAGAATCTGTCTGTTGCCCGCCCTGCATACCTAGGCGACCGGCTTTTCCCTGATCAGAAGACCGAAAACCTCAAGGCGGAATATATGCGGCTTGCCAATGGCGCTACCCTGCCTGTGATGGCTACCGTCCACGCCTTTGACACAGAGGCGGAGATCGGTTCCCGGCCTACCTTTGACAAGATGGAGGTCGAAAAGCTGCTGATCAAGCGCAAGATCAATCAGACCGAGCGCGTGCGGCTCCTGACTGAATCCGGCGTGTATGGCGATGAGGCTATCGTGCGCTATGTGTTTGATGATATGCGTCTGATGGCGGATGCAGTCAAGGTCCGAACCGAAGTTGCCAAGATGGATGTGCTTGCCACCGGCAAGATGAACATCAATGAGAATCGCCTTAAGATGACCGTTGATTATAAAGTTCCCAGTGAAAACCTGGCCTTCGATTTGGACATGTCCGCTGATGCTGATGTTATTGGTCAGATTCAAGCCATTGTGGACCAAGCCGCTGAGATGGGGTACACCATCAACGAGGCGATTACCTCTAACAAGGTAGTCCGTAAGTTAGCGACCAACAAGGGCATTCAGACCCTGATCTTTGGTTCTGTTGGACAGGGGACCTATGTTCCCAACGAGCGTCTACGCGGTTTGTTCTCGCAGCTCTTCGGATTTGGAACCATCACAACCTATGATCTGCGATATAAGACTCAGAAGGCGGACGGCACGGAGGCGACGCATCGCTTCTATCCGGAGGATAAGATCACTTTCACCGCAGTTCCGCAGGTGGGTGTGGGCTTGTGGGGCGTGTCTCCAGAAGAGGCGGAGTATGGACAATACAACGAAAAGTCCGCCGATCAGTACATTACGATCACCCAATGGGCGACGCCTGACCCTGTGGCGGTGTGGACGAAAGCCACCGGATTGTTTATCCCGGTCCTTCCTGACCCCAACGGCCTGTTTGTGGCCTCTGTAAATCCAGACGCTGCCTCGGGGGGTTAAATGAGCTGTTGAGCGCGGCTTCACTCTCCACGCCCGACTTCTCTAGCATGACTCGGGCAGAAATGCTTGATTATGCTGTGGAGAACGGCGTGGGGGGTGTCAACAGCTCCATGAAAAAGGCCGATATTTTAGCGGTACTCCGGAGGACGGCGCTATGATTTATGCGAGTTACGAGTTCTATTCGTATGTGTACTTCGGGAAATCTATTGAGCCATCTGATTTTCCGAGACTCGCGCTTCGGGCAAGTTCTTATATTGACTACTGCACAGCAGGAAGAGCTGAAAAACACGCAGATCTTGACGCAGTAAAAATGGCGTGTTGTGCAATCGCTGAAGCTTATCAGACGATTGACGCGGCAAGGAGTTCGGCAAGCAAAAGCTTATCTGCGTCTGTCGGAGATTCCGGGGAACTACAAAGCCAAACCGTTGGAAGCTGGTCCAAAACCTATCGTTCCGGGGGGTCAAGCGCCAAAGACGCGCTGAATGCGGCAGAAAGTGCACAAGGAGTTCTTATGGAGACGGCGAAAATGTATCTTGCTGGAACTGGGCTTTTGAAAGCAAAGGGGTACTACGCATGAGCATGTTTCCACATGTTGTTACACTCTATAACACGAAGAGTATAGAGCTGCCGGAAAACAAATTTGAGCCTACTTTGGTCAATCACATCACTGTTCTGCGTGGTGTACTCCTGGACGCCTCCAAGGGCGTTAATGTGAACAAGAGCGGCCTGGAAGGGGCGGACGCCGTTACCTTGTATATCCCGGTCAATGTTGATGCTGTGGATGGTTTAACAGGCAGAAAGAAGCGGTATGTCGGACCAAGAGAATTTTGGAATGCAGACGACAAGACCGGCCTGTGGACGCTCTCTGTAAGCCGCGACTGCTTTTTCGTCAAAGGGGAGGCCGTACACCTAGATTGGACGGTGCAGACCATCAAAGCGGCATATGATAACGTCTACGATGTGAGTAAGGTGGACTTCAAGGATTTTGGCGGAGATATGTCACACTTTCAAGTGGGAGGTGCTTGAAATGCTGAGACTCACGGTACACACCAAAGGGTTAGAGAGCATCAAAGAAAAACTGGCTGAGAGCTGCACTAAAGCGGAGCATACTGTGGCGCTGCAAATCAGAGAAGACACGAGGCCTTATGTTCCTGCGTTAACCGGGAGCCTAGATACCAGAACAAGAATAGAAGGATTCAGTAACGCAGGGCTCGGCCCTGGGACAGGAGGATCGACGATCGTCTACCCTGGCCCTTATGCCCGCTACCTCTATTACGGAAAAGTTATGGTGGATGCGGCTACAGGAAAGGGGCCGATGCGCATTGTGGGCGAAGATGGAACGGAAGTAATAAGATTCCGCAAGGGCGCAAAACTGAAACCAACTGATATGGACCTGAACATACAGCGTTCTGTAAATCCAAAGGCCCAATCCCACTGGTTCGAGGCTAGTAGGTCAGAAAACCTTGAGAAGTGGGTGCGAGTAGCAGACAAGGCGGTGAAGAATGATCTCTGATAAAAAAGAACGGCCTAAAGTGTTAGCTGCGGCGGAGGAGGTTCAAACAATTTCCCGTTCTATGCTGGTTTGGGCAAATACCTTTCCAGACAAGCCCGTTGCCATCATCAACTATGAATTTTTAGATGTGGACATGGCAAAGCCCGCTGAGGTAGGAATGACTCTCTCCACGATTCCGGGAACTTACATTACAAGCAAATACATTCTGGGCGGATATCAAGCGGAATATCAGTTTGAAATGCTCTATCGAATCAAACCGGGAGACAGCATAGATGCACGATTAGAAGCTGTCGAGCTGTTGAACAGATTCGGAGACTGGGCCAGAACGAATAAACCGGAGCTTGGAGATGGAATCCGCGCACTGAGAGTGGAGCCTACCACACAGGCCGCAAAGCTGGCCGCACTTGAAAACGGTTATGAAGATTATCAGATTTTAATGCGCCTGACTTATGAAGTCGGAGTTTGAAAGGAGCAATAGACTATGGCCGATTTAACTTTCAATACTACACCTGGTCAAACTGTAGGACGGGAAATGTTGATTGCTTACCTAAATACAGCGGAGGATATTGGCACTCCGAAGTGGTCTGCAATTGGCAAGCGAGTAGAAGATAGTTCGTCTGAGTATGACTGGCAAACAGAGACGAAGGTTGACATCTTCGGAAATACCTACACCAACGGAAAGAAGCCCACAATCACTCAGACTTTTGACCCGTGCGAATTAGATGCGGATGACGCAGCCCAAAAGAAAATTTGGAATCTTGGCATTAAAGACCAGAATGTAAATGCCCTGATGAATCAAGACATGCTTATCGTCCATCTATATGCAGGTACGGCTAATACAGCTGTGTTTGCAGAGAGATATGCATCTTGTTCTATTCTTCCCTCTGGGCTTGGCGGAGAGGGCGGCGGCACAATTGGTATGCCGCTTGAAGTGACTTATGGTGGAACTCGTACTGTAGGGACAGCCTCCGTTAGTGGCGGGACAGTGACATTTACGCCTAGTGATGAAGAGGGCTAAGACATGAAAGAACTTAATTTTGATTCAGGTCTCACTACATATTCCCTAAACGGTAAGTGTGAGGTATCTTTTAACCCGACTGACAGCAACTTTGTGGAAAAGCTGTACTCTGCCTTTGAAGAACTGGATAAAAAGCAGGAAGGGTATAAGGCACAGATCGAGAAGATGACGGATAAGAGAGAAATCTTTGAATTTGCCAAAGAGCGGGATGCAGAGATGCGTGACATCATTGATGGTGTATTTGAAGCACCCGTGAGCGAAGCGGTATTCGGCGGCATGAACGTCTACGCAATCGCTAATGGCCTCCCCGTGTGGTGTAATCTGATGATGGCTATCATGGATGAAATCGACACCACATTCTCAAGAGAGCAAAAGCTTACTAATCCAAGGATCAGTAAATATACGGCAAAATACCAAAAGTATCAGAAGAAGTAATCAAAGGAGTACGTCATGAGATATGGGCTGCCAAAAACCGTTGAAATAGACGGAGAAGAGTTTGCTATCCGCTATGATTACCGCGTTATCCTTGATATTTTCGAGGCCATGAACGACCCGGATTCCAGCGAGGAAGAACGCGCTCTTGACGTACTCCAAATCTTCTACATTGACTTTGACGATCTGACTGACTATGACGCGGCGATGAAAGCGATGTTCTGCTTTATCAATGGAGGCGAGGAGTCAAAGGAGCAGAAAGGCCCACACCTTGTAGACTGGCCGATGGACTTCCCGCGCATTATTGCCCCAGTCAACCGTGTGTTGGGCTATGAGGCCCGCGCTGTGGACTACGACATCGAAACCAATACAGGAGGAGTCCATTGGTGGACTATTCTTTCCGCCTATGCAGAGATTGGGGATTGCCTATTTGCCCAGATCGTCCGCATCCGCGATAAGAAAGCAAAAGGTAAGCCGCTGGACAAGTCAGACAGAGAATTTTATCGGAAAAATCGTGACATTATCGACATCAAACAGAACTATAGTGAGGCGGAAAACAATCTTGTAAACCTCTGGACGGGCGAAAAAAATAGGACGGCACCCGAAACAGGCACCGTCTGAGGCATTCATTACTGAGCTTTTTTCAATTCTTCAATTTGCCGGGTATGTATAGCCACCGTTTTTTCAAGATCATCCACGCGATCTTCCATAATGTCTATAGCTTCTTGCGGGATCATTTTAGACCCCATCGAATCTAGCTTTTCAAACAATAATTTGAATTGTGGGGCAAATGTATTCTCAATGATTACCTGCATATTTGCCATAGACTCTTTGAGGATTTCTTTCTTCTGCTGCTCCATCATTGTATGAATCGCTTGCAGGTCCTTTTCATCTAACATCCCGATCACCTCTTGTTTGCTATTATACGGGCTGGCTGGATAGCTGTCAAGAAACTTGATTTGTTAACAACTCCATATTGAAACGGAGGAGGTTTTACTAATTTATGTCCTCTTTACAAATTACAAAATGCTGTTTGCTTTCCACAGCTGTTCCGGCGTCTATGTAAGATGTTTGAAATTCATCCCAATCCGATGGTAGTTCCCAAACTACGTGACCAACGATTTCCATTCCAGGAGAAACGGCTCCTACAAAGGCAACTGCATCATCAATACTGCCAACTACGACTTTTGGAATTACTTTACTATCGTATGGAGCAATCAGATAGCTGTACCTGAGCTAGCGGAACACCATCACATTCTCCGACAATAGTAATATAGTCTCCATCATTTAATTGAGCAATCAAATTTGTTTGCTCGCCATCTTTTGGGAAGAAACACTGGATGGGATAAAGTCCATAACCATCATTTGTCTCAAGAGAAATGCATGGGGCCTTTGTAACAATATCCTGCCCTATATTTTGAATAGTTCCGGCCACAACTAGAATCTTATCTTTATATAGTGCATCTGCGTTCACAGTGTTCTCTTTATACGCTGCCCACAAATCAGCGGCGGAAATGGTAATTTCCTCCGATTGGCTGGCCTGCGTGGGCGTAGACTGTGGCAGATTGTTTGAATCAGAGTTTAACGAACTATCAAAGCGGCTCCCAAAAGTAAGAAATACAGTGGAAAGCACAGCAACAACAATCACGGCCGAAAATGCAATATTTCCCTTAATTCGTCTGCTGCTTTTTCCTGGGGCGTTCTTGCTGTCGAAAGAGACGGTTTCTGGTGTGTTTGTTGCGTATTCGCTATCAACCACAATATGAGAACCAGATATAATCGTATTCACGACCCTTGCCCTATCCTCCGGCAACAAGAGAATCGAAATAGAGCAGTCTATCTTTCGGCCCTTTTGGAACGAAATGGTATGCGGCCCGTCTTGGGCGTATGCAGAAATGGTCGTCCCATTTCGCAATGTCCCGACGACCTTACCGTCTAAAAGGACAGTAAAATCAACCGCACAGCCCCACATGGATTTCTCCCTTGTAATAATGATTTCTTTATATCCATCCACATAAATCTCTCCCCTCAAGGTGGTGTTTCATATGTCTGCTGACGGTTCTATCGTCATTGAGACCAATATTGATGATAAAAACGCTCAGAAAGAACTTAATCGCCTTAATAGGCAGATCAAATCTTTGGAAGAACAGCTTGCCGCAAAAAAACATGGCAGGATTCCGCTTGAAAACAGCCTTAACTCAGTCAACACAAAGCTAGAAGAGGCTAGAAAACGACTTGCAACACTGCAGGATGAGCAAAGTGCCATCAATGTTTCAATGCAGCCTGGCGTGTCAGCGGATGACTTTATGCGCTCATACGCAGATAAACCCATGGTTGACGCTGCGTTGAAACAGCAACAGGCCGAGGTCAATGCGCTTGAAAAAGAATGGAAACAGGCCAACAGTGCTTTATCAACCTATGATTCCAAAGTTTCCAGTTTGGAAGGAAAACTAAACCGGACGAAGAAAGAAGCCGGCAGCATCCAGCAGAACATGGCAAAAGCTGGCCCTGCTTCTGAAAAAATGGCAAAATCTGTTGATCATGCGCAGAAAAGTGCAGCCAAATTTTCCATGCGTCTACGTGAAGTTATCAGGAGCGCGCTTGTTTTCACGATTATCACACAGGCGCTTGCAAAGTTCCGGGAGTGGATGAGCAAGGTCATTAAGACGAATGACGAAGCAAGGGCTTCCATCGCAAGACTGAAAGGCGCCCTTTTGACACTGGCCCAGCCGTTTATTGACGTGATTATACCAGCATTTGCTAAGTTTGTCGATATACTGGCTCAGATTATTTCAATGGCGGCACGGTTTACTGCGGCCATTTTTGGGACTACCGCAGACAAGGCGGCGGATTCCGCTGAAAGCCTGTATGAGGAAACAGAAGCCATTGAGGGAACTGGAGAGGCGGCGGAGGAAGCGGAAAAATCTCTGGCGTCTTTCGATGAAATCAATCAGCTTTCAGGTGGGAGCAAAAAAGCGGCTGATCAAGATCAGGAGATTGTTCCAGATTTTTCCGCAATCAATCAAAACAGCGGATGGTTACAGCAAGTCATGGAAAGCGTATCTGCGTGGGTCCCGATCGCATTAATGCTTGGAGGAATTGCGCTTATCGCAATCGGCGCATCAATGGGCAGTTTGCTTCTTGTTATTGCCGGCTTGTTATTGCTTGGAACTGGGATTGCATTTTCGGAGGAAAATGAACAACTCCAATCTTGGGTAGATGCGCTTGGACTTAACAGTGTGCAGGAATTTGTAGTAATTGCTGTTATCCTTGGAGGAATTGTGATGGTAGCAATCGGAGCTGCTACAGCAAATATACTTTTAGTCATAGCGGGACTGGTTTTAATTGGTGTAGCCGTTGTGTATGCGGCACAGAGCGGTATGATGCAAGATTGGGCAGAAACCCTCGGGCTTTCGAGAGCGGCTCAGTTTATAACTGCAGCACTGCTAATTGCAGGATTTGCGCTCGTCTGTATCGGGGCAGGACTCGGTAATATTCTAATGGTGATATCCGGAATCGCTTTATTTGCAACTGGAATTTATGTAGGAATCGAAAGCGGGACGATGAAATCATGGGCAGAAACCCTTGGACTTAATTCAGCATTTGAGTATGTAGCAGCTGCAATTCAAATCGCAGGGATTGCGTTGATTTGCATCGGAGCAGCGATGGGTAACATCTTTATGGTTGTCGCAGGAGGAGTTTTACTTGCTGCAGGTATCACGGCAGAGTTAATTGGGGAGCAAACATTGATGGCGTGGTGGGAGAAATTAAACCTAACGACTGTTGTCCAGTGGATATCTGTTGTCATACTTTTAGCCGGAATTGTAATGGTAGCTGTTGCGGCGGCTACAGCAAATATTCCATTATTAATTGCTGGTACAATTATTCTTGGGCTTGGAATCGTTGCCTCAGTAAATGATGGACATTTGCAGGATTGGGTCGAAACGTTGGGTCTTGAAAAAGTCATGGGATATGTAACCACTGCGGTTTTGCTCGCCGGTATTGGACTTGTAGCGATAGGCCTTATGACACAGAGCATACCAATGTTTCTCGGCGGACTTGCTTTGCTTGTAGCAGGTATGGTTATTGGAAACGAAAGTGGAACATTTCCAAGCTGGGTTGAATCCCTACACCTCGAAGAAGTGGCAGGATGGGTATCTACAGCACTTTTACTTGCTGGCATAGCCCTAATTGCCATCGGTGCCATGACATTGAATCCAGTCATGTTGCTAGCCGGTATTGCCCTTCTTGGCGGTGGTGCGGTTCTAAAGTTAGGAAGCAACGGAACAACAAGTAGTGGAAGAAGCGGCGGCTTTAGTGGCAGAGTGTCCGCTCCCCGCCTCGCCCTGGAGGATGTCCCCGCCCTGGCTCGTGGGGCCGTCATCCCGCCCAACCGGGAGTTCCTTGCCGTGCTGGGCGACCAGAAACGCGGTACGAACATTGAGGCCCCCACATCGGAGATCGAGGCGGCAGTCGTGCGTGGCATTCAGAGAAGTGGGATGAACGGAGGAAGCGGAGATCATACCGTCATCCTTCAGATCGGAGAGCAAGAGATGGGACGAGTGATGTACAGGCTAAACAACCAGCAGACGCAGAGAATCGGTGTGCGTCTTTCGGAGGGATAAATGAGCTACATCAAACTGAATGGCGTGGAATTTGATGCTGATGTTGCAATTTCCGCTTACAACAGAAATTTTAATGTACTGGATGGCCCTAACGCAGGGCGAGTTTTGGCCGGGAAAATGATCCGGGATATAATCGGGACATATCTTGGACATAAGATTACTGTATTCAGACGTGGGGATGATTACGCCGGCTTAGATGAGTTCTGGGAATATCTGTATCAGCATTCTATCGATGATTCCGTATTACTAGAGGCTGCGGACGGGCAGAAAACTATCAGTTACCAGGCCTATTACACCAGTGCATCACAGGATATTGAGAAGGTTGAAAAGGGCGTGAATTTTTGGGGTGAAATCGAAGTGAATTTCATTCCTATTGACGCACAGCTAAAGAGATGAAGGGGGTTCTGGTATGGGACGAAGCAAGATTGAATACGAGGGCTGGGTGTTTACTGGGTCAGAAATCAGGTCCGGAAAAATCTATTCCACAATTTCCCTATTGCAGTCCGAACTTGAACCGAATTCGTTCGAAGCAGAGGTAGAGTGTACTGACTCGTCCATCCTGTCTTTCCAGAGGAACGCGCCGCTAAGATATTATAATGACGATATACTGACCGGCATTTTCTATGTCCAATCGATCAAGCGCACATCTGCATCGACATATACGATTGAAGCAGATTCTGCAATCGGTATTCTGGCAGAAGGTCAGCACTATGGAGGCATTTATACAGGCGAAACCGTGGAAGAAATTCTCCCGAGTATTTGTGGCAGCGTACCATATATTTTGCATTTCTCTTTCGCTAAAATCGCACTTTATGGGTGGCTTCCGATCGCAACACCGAGAGACAACTTAGCACAAGTATTGTTTGCAATCGGAGCAACAGTTAAGACAGACAGGAAAGGCATTTTAAGGATTGAATCCCTTTGGGATGGCATCAGCGGAAATGTTGGGAAAGACAAACTATTTGAGGGGCCAAAAGCATCGCATAGTTCTAAAGTAACGCGCGTTGCAGTAACTGAGCATCAATACGTACAAGGTACAGAAGAAGCAGATTTGTTTGAAGGCGCTACGCAATCAGGGGATATAATTACTTTTTCAGAACCAATGCACAGTTTGACCGCCTCTGGCTTTACTATTCTGGAAAGCGGCGCAAATTATGCGAAGGTATCTTCTGGAACGGGTACATTAAAAGGAAAAAAATATATCCATAACACAAGACAAATTTCCAGGAATATAGAGGATGGAAGAAGCCAAGAAACAGAGAATGTAAAATCTGTAACAGAAGCGACTCTGGTTTCCCTTGTAAATTCAAGTGCTGTAGCCAATAGACTCAAGAATTATTATACATGTTCAGAGACTATTGATGGAGACATTGTGCTTGGGCAGCTATCTCCAGGTGATGTTGTAACTGCTTATCATCCGTATGATGAAGTAAATGTACAGGCATGTATTGAGAGCCTTGATATTACTGTATCAGGGACGCTGCGGGCAAAATCTAAACAACTTGTCGGCTACCGTCCACTCCAAATTGAGCAAACAGTTATTTATGATGAACATGAACTGCTGACCGGAAGCGGTGAATGGGCCGTTCCGGAAGGTGTATCTGAGGTACGAATAGTGCTGATCTCAGGAGGACAAGCTGGATATAATGGACAATCTGGCGAGAAAGGCACAGCGGGCGGGAATATTGTGCGCAGAGACAACGATTATCAAACAACGAATGTTCAAGCTGGGCAAAGCGGCTCTATAAGCGCTACGGCGTCCCAATCGTACAGCGGAGGTTCGGCGGGTCAAGGCGGAGAGGGCGGTGCTCCGGGTATCGCCGGAAATGTTTTGCAAACAACTATTTCGGTAAATCCAGGCGATAAAATATCCTATAGTTGTGGAACTGGCGGGGCATCTAATGGCGCGACTGGAGGGCAAACAACATTTGGAGATATGTCCTCTGAAAATGGCGGAATCCTTCCAGATGGATATACGGATATTGTCACCGGAATTACTTATGCGAAAGCAGGTTCGTCTGGTGGAAAAGGAGGTGCAGGTGGCTCAGTTGGGGCTTCCGGAGCTGCGGTTAATGGAGTTCCAGGAGGTTCAGGGTACTCTAGACTGAATGAGACATATCCAAGAGATGGCACTTCTTCTCAGACAACTTGGAATGGATCTGCATCGTACAGTGACGGCGGCGCTGGTGGCGGTGGTGCAGGCGGGGCGTCTGGTAATTCAAACGGGTCCCCTGGCGGTAATGCTTCATATGGCTCATGGTCTAGAAGTGTTACACTTGATACTGGAGCAAGTTCAACATTAGGAACAAGCACAAGCGGAAGTGGAGGACGAGGCGCAAATGGGGCTCCTGGAGAAACCTACGGCTCGGCAGGTTCTGGCGGAGGCGGAGGCGGAGGAGGCGGCGCAAATGGAGATGGATCAGTTTCCGCCCAATACTCAAAGACACAGAAAAATGTTAATACAAACACTATATCCATTTGGGCAAGTGCTGAGGTAGCCATTTATCCCCGTAATGGTGGAGCAGGTGGGGCAGGAGGTTCAGGCGGCTCCGGAAAAGAAGGGTGCATCATTTTATACTACGGTAAGAAAACAGAAATCAAGCCCGGAAAACTCATGGATAAAAACAAAAAAACAGTTCTTGATAAAAACGGGCGGCTTATCATCGTTTAGGAGGACAATATGACGCAGGAAGAGTTCAATCAAATGCTCCAAATAGCTATTTCGGAAGGGCTTCCAGGCGGATATTATACAAGCAAATATTCTGGTGAGGAACAGGATGCTATGTTTGATTGGGTAAACGATCAGATGAATCCGACGGTGTGAGGTGATGTTGCATGCTCTATATGAAGGATTGGGAGGTGTGTGCTCCACCAGGGTTTTCTTTGGGCTTTGAAGGGGACAATGGGGCTACAGTTCTGGAAGTGTCCACCGATCTGACAGAGGAATGGGACCTGAAAGTAGACGTAGAAAAAGATGGAGAAAAAAATATTATCCAGCTTACAAGAACTGGAATGGTCTACAGTGCCCTTCTAACGGCCTCTATGTTGGCAGATGACGGTACATATGCCATGCAGGTGCGTGGTACTCTGGGCGACTATGTTCGGCACAGCAACCTTTTTTACGCCACGGTGTTCCGCAGCATAAATGCGGTAGACTTTTTTCCTCCGCCACTCCCGTCTGAGTTTGAACAAATGGAGGACAGGCTGACAAGCATCAACGATAATCCGCCGATGCCTGGAGAAAACGGCTACTGGATGATCTGGAACCCGGATAAGAAGGAATATGAGGAGAGCGATATTCCGCTTCCAGCTGAAAGCTCTGGAGGTGTCTCTGACCATAGGCGGCTTACAAACCGCGACGCGGAAGACCAGCACCCAATAGAATCAATCACAGATTTGAAAAAGGAGATCAGCCGCATACCTCCGCCTACAGAGGCGATTACAAATTCTGAAATAGAGGAGATGCTAAAATGAGCAAATATCTGGATAATAACGGCCTGCTTTACCTGTGGAACAGCAAGATCAAGCCGCTTTATGAAAAGGCGCTCCCAAAGTCCGGCGGGACGATGACCGGCCCTTTGATGCTTCATGGAGAGCCGTCGTCTGACTTGGAAGCAGCAAGCAAGAAGTACGTGGATGATTCAAGGAAAAATGATAGCGGCGACATGCTGAAAAGCGTGTATGACACAAACGGCAACGGTATCGTAGACAACGCGGAGAAGGTAGGCGGCTTTACTGTCGGCATCAGCGTTCCGCCTGATGCGAAATTTACCGATACTACATACACCAACGCCACCTCTTCGCAGAATGGCCTCATGAGTAAGGAGGATTACAGCAAGCTCGCGGCGTTTGGACAGGCTTCCGATTATGCGCTGAAAAGCGAGATTTCCACGGCCTACAAGTACAAGGGCAGCAAAGCAACCTACTCCGCTCTTCCGTCTGACGGAAACGAGGTGGGCGATGTGTGGAATGTGGAAGATACCGGCATGAACTACGCCTGGACGGGCGAGGAGTGGGATGCTTTGGGACAGGTGTTTGAAATCCAGGCCATCACCAATGGGGAGATTGATTCCATCACGGACGAAGCTTAACAGGTGGCGCTATGGGATATTTAGATAATTCCGGCCTCTCATATCTTTGGGGGAAAATCAAAACAGCGTTAGGCGGCAAGCAGGATAAGGAAAGCTCTGTCTCTGTCCCTGGAAGCGGCGCGTTATCCATGTCCGAAACCCTCGGCTCCGGCCCGTACACGATTGAGTTTACGGAGGAGGCTGGTTCTGGGGGAGGAAGCCTCCCAGACGGCTCCGCAGGGCAAATTCTTGGCTATGTCGAGGATAATGTTGTAGGGCCGATCATGAGCAAGAGTGATCTGTTGAGCGCTGAGACGGCGGCTTTATTTCCTGGACTACCAGAGAATCCAATGCCAAATGATGTTTTCGGAAAGATTGGAACGTTTATGGACGAAAACACCTATTTGGAAAAAGTCAATGAATTTGAAGCAACGGAAGATTCTGATGTTTTTGCTTTTGCAGTTACAGAAAACGATTTACACGAAACCTTTATTGCTTCTATTTCTGGTATCAGTGGAAATGCTTCTCCTGTAAAATTAAGTTCTCCCCATTCTTCTTCACGAAGATACTCTAAGATACAAGCTGGCTCAGACTACATATTTAACTCAACAACAACTAGTATAGTTATTGATCAACAACATCCATCATTTTTTGTTTTTAGATTCTCTGGTACTGTGTCAGGAAGTAATACTGTAGGTGTACAAATAATTGTACACGATATCAATGGACTTCAATTTTTCAACTGTACTGGTAATTCCGATAATTACAAAACTGCAATTTTCAGTATCGATTTAAACATTGGACAATCATTAAAAATTTACAGGGTTGTAAAGTAGGTGCAAAAATGAAAAAGCTTGTTACAGTATTAAAATCAGATGGTTCAAAAGAAGCAAAAATGATGGATATTCCGGAACCAGAACCGGAGACAGATCTGGAACCAGCTCTCTCTATGGAAGACATTACCCTGGATATGCTTGCGGACCACGAAGAACGCCTGTGTATGCTGGAACTCACCACCCTATGATGAGAAAGGAGAAACCCTATGTCCACTGTGTATAATCTTTGCAAGCTGTTGATTGACCGAGGCCGGACGGAAGGCCTGCAGGAGAAGATGGACGTGTATCTGGCGGCGGACAGGCTGACCCCGGAGGAGTACAGCGTTCTGGGCGAAATGATGAATAAGATGGTGGGGTAAACAATGGCAATCAAAGTAAATGGAAAGCTGGTGGCAGGGGCTGGTAAATCGGCCTATGAATCTGCCAAGGATGGCGGCTATACCGGCACAGAAGATGAATTTAATACATCGCTTGCGAATTCAGTCACCGTAGATGGCGGGGGCGTAATGTCCATGAATGAATCCTTTGGCGCCGCCCCGTTTACCCTCACCTTCACAGAAGATGGCGAGAATGATGTAAGCGCCTCCAAGATCACCTATGACAACACAGAGTCCGGCATGACCGCTACCAACGTACAGGACGCCATTACAGAACTGAGCACAGCGCCAAAAGGAGGCGCCGGCGTTCCGGCAGGGTCAGTGTTCTGGCTGGCGGCACAGACAGCGCCGGAGGGGTACTTAATTTGCGACGGAAGCGCGGTCAGCCGTACAGAGTACGCGGACCTGTTTGCGGCGATTGGAACCACGTTTGGGACGGGAGATGGAAGCACGACCTTTGCCCTTCCAAACTTGCAGGCGGCGTTTATTCGTGGTGCTGGGTCTCAGGATGGGTACTCCGCCACGTTCGGACAGAAGCAGGAAGCGACTACTATAGAAGTCAGCAATACCGATCTACACATTCTGGCATCACCCATACAATATGTAGATAAATGGATTTCGAAGGGTACCGAAACTGCGAACCGAGTTGATGGAACGGAACCTTCTTATGCTTATAATTCTTCTATTCGCCCCTATAACATCGCCCTAACCCCCATCATCAAGTATTAGGAGGTCTCTATGGCACTCTACGTAAACGGCAAAAAAGTGGCCGGGATTGGTCTTCCCGGCAAATCAGCTTATCAGTATGCGGTGGATGGGGGATATACGGGGACGGAGGAAGAATTTCAGGAAGTACTCGCCAATGCGGGCGGAAAGCCAACGGGCAATGGTGTGACGCTTCTCGCGTCTGCATGGTCTGGAAATTCTCAGACAGTTAGCGTTTCGGGAATCCTTGCCGACGAGACAAAGCAGTTGATTCAGCCTGTGCCTGCTATTGCCTCACAAGCCGCGTACCTCGCCGCCGGAATCCTCTGTACCGGACAAGCTGCCAATAATCTGACCTTCACTTGCCAGACGGTTCCGGAAGCGGATTTGACGGTGTATGTGGTAATAACTGATGTTAAAAGCTAAGGAGGACACATGATTGCAAATCAGATGATCATTGGTACATCTCTTCCAGAGCTGTCTAATCCAGCAACAGCGGAGAATCTAGCTGCCGGAAAACAGGCCATAGATAGCAGCGGTGAAATAATCACTGGCACGGCAGAAGTTTGTGATATGCTTGCAAACCTGGGAACCGCTACTGCGGCAGATGTAACGAGTGGAAAGACATTTACAAGCGTGTCCGGTGTTAATGTTGTGGGTACACTATCTGTTAAAGCGCCAGCTGTGAAAAGGATCACGATTACAAATTCAGGTATATCTGATAATATTCGTATATATTTTACAGCTTTGAATGCAGGCTATCTTATTCAGACTAGTGTATTAGTAACCCCTAGTACAGCAAGTGGAGACGCATTCAATGCTGTGCAGGGCACCTTAATTTATATGAAATATAGCTCATATCTGACATTATCAGGAAATGTTACCGATATGAATGCTCCTGGCACTGATGTGAGAGTATACAAAGTAACATGAAATCTTTGTGGCGTAATGTCCATACATTTTCAACAAGCAAATCACACAGGCTTTTTCTAAAAAAGCGAGATCAAGTATGCGCGCCAAACCTTAAAGGTCCAGCGGCTTCCCAGTTTTCCAATCCCGGCCTGGTTCATGAGCGACCCATGCAGTTTCCCCGCAAAAGGAACAGGGATGATGCCAGTCCCAAGAACCCCATATATTGGAACCATCTGGCAGAGTGAAAGGGGCCATTCGTCCACACTTTGAGCAGATCACGGTAACTTTATACAAATCCATATCCATATCATCACCTCAAAAAGATTATACCACAGATAGGCGGTGCTGCCCATGAGTAATGAAAAATGCATCATAGACCCACAGCGGGATTGTTTGGGTCTGCAAAAAGCGGATATGCTGGAAAAGCAGATAACGGAACTCCGAGAATCCGCGCGAGGGACTCATAAAGAGATGTTTGACCGCATTCGGGAGCTTGAAAAGGTAGAAGCCGCCCGGAACGAACAGTATAACAACATCATGAAAAAACTAGACAAGCTGATCGAGTGGCAGGAGACAGAACAGCAAAAGCCTGGAAGACAATGGAGCGATATTAAAAGCAAAGTGGTTGTTGCGGTGCTTTCCTCCATTTTGACAGCAGCGGCGCTTGCGGTTCTAAGCTTGATTGTTCCCTAATCAACAGATTGTTATCAACCGGCACAGCCGGAAATTTAGAAAGGAAGTACATATTATGAACAAGACTATCAACGACATCATGGAGCAGTACAAGGCCGGTAAGATCACGGTGGAGGAAGCCAACGCGAAGCTGAAAGAGGCTGGCGCGAACTTTTCTCTGGACCCGAACAAGAACCCTGGAGGCGGCTGGACGAAGGAAGAGATGGAGGAGGGCTTTATTCCCGCTCCCGTTGAGACTCCCTGGTGGGCCTCCATACACACCTTTGCTGGTGCTGTCGCGTGGCAGGAGGAGATCGACAAGTACATCCCCGAAAAGGATATGGTGTACAACCGGCCCAAGTATCATGGCGTGGACGTGGTGAAGGGCTCCCTG